ACGACCACTTTATATTCCACTGAAATCATACGAATGAAGTGTTATAAAAAGCAACGATCCTGGAAGAATATTCCAGGATCGTCGATGTATCTAAGAAATGATGAACAGAACTTACTTCGCGTTCGGCTTTTCTCCGTGACCACCGGCCAAGCCAGCCTTGATCTTCTGAATCGGAGACATCTTACTCTTGTCCAATGCGGGGCGGATCGTTGGACCCCCGGCTCTTGCTCCAGCAGCAGGAGCAGCACCACCACCTTTCGGGGATTCGCTGGCAAACAACTTGGCATACTTGGGCTGCGTCTTCATTGCAGCGACAAGTTCATCCACGGTCATTTCGCCGCCGGATGTGTTGTATTCAGGCTCACCCTTTGAATCGACGACACGGACTCCAAAGCTGCCGTTCGCTAGTTGAACAGTCTGAACATGCTTCTCGACGAATGGGAGAAGGAGTTCAACATCACCCTTCTGTCGGCCGATGGCATCAACAGCTTCCTTCTTCACCAGTACGGTGTAGAGTTGGGTCTTCAATGCCTCAGCCGTTTTCTTGTGAGTCTCGATCTCGCCGGCGAATTGTTTAGCCAGTTCACCCTTCATTTTGTCAGGATTAACACCCTTGATCTGTTCGTTCAGAGTTGCAATGGTCTCATTGATCTTAGTTGCAATCTCGTCAGGGGTGTTGCCGTAGGTCTTCAGTGGGGTCAGATCAACTGACCCTTTCTTGGCTTCGGCGCGTGAATTCCTCAGAGCAGTAGACAAACCGACGACAAGTTTAACGGCGCTCTTGACAGGGGGACTATCGTCGTCGATCACAAACTTTCCTTCGTCCGTCTTCTTGTAGAAGGGCTGGAAATCAGGCGGAACAGTGTCGAGACTATCAAGGCTCTTGGCAGTCGCAATATCAAAATCAGGCACGATAAATCTCCTGCGGAATCACTCCGCAAAAATGGTCACTGCCAATCAGTGCCGGCAGTCTGCACAATGAAATCAAGTAATTGAGGATTATGAAGAAGAATCATGGTTAGGTCACGAGCCAGTGTATCAACGACTTTCTCTTGTGACGCGTCACGCTGTCTCTGAGTCTTTCCATTGAATTCAAGTTCCATATTGTGATGCTCATAGATCATAGCATGAACGATTTCATGAAGCAAGCACTCAAGTGAGCATCGTGGTTTTAAATCTCTATGAACCAGAATAGTACGAAGTCGTCCGATGTGATAGGCATAGTTATTTTGTCCAGGATCACCCCACTTAATTCTCAATGGGTGATTGTTGTACCTTATTTTCCTTGGACGCGCCTTGTTTGCTTTGGCATCACGATACGCATTTCTTGCCGCTTCAGACTTGGACGCCATAAAGGTCTCCGGCTTTTAGTGACCATCTTCATTGTACTATTGATTTTTATTTTGACCAGGGTTTTCTTCAGACTGCTCTTTGCTCAATGCACCTTTTGCTGCTGGTGATCCAGGTGCGGGAAGCGTAGGAGCAGGAGGAAGGATAGTAGGGTCTTTTACAACCCCTGCATCAATCATTTGTTTCTGTTGTTGTATTTGTTGTTGAAGCTGTTGTTTTTGTTCGGTGTTAAGTTCCTTTTGATTGTCTTCCTCAGTGAAATCATCACCAAGAATATTGAATTTAACAAGTTCTTTCCTAAATCGAACTCCGCTGATATCCTTCAATTGACGTGCACCTTGTAACGCAGTCAGATGTGCAATATCACCTGAATCCATGCCGAAGTCTGTATTGATAACGAATGTTCCAACATTGTCTGGATCAGACTTAAGCCATACCGCCATTACCTTCATGGCCTGGACCAGAGAGGCATGGAATCGAATGGCCATATCCTGGAGTGGAGACGTGATCTCTGCCGTCTTCAATGCGGTAGCAGTCGCGGCCGCTCCCCCAGGACGCTTTTGAAGAAAAATGGCTCCGTATTCGGACATCACACTTTCGATGTCCAGAAGGTCTTGACGGCCGGCGTTGATTGCCTTCCCACTGTGCTCGACATAGTAGAACTTTCCCATTGGGTCTGGCGTGTTCAACCATTGATTTGGTCCAATGACGAGCTTGTCTTCTGGCATACCACCGCTGATTGCAAGCATGGGAAATCGTGCAACGGTCAGTACACTTATCTGGTCAGACTTGCTCTGCCAATGAAGAATGTTGAGGTCAGCCAAATCTTCAAGCGGAGGTTTCGATTCCATGAAGTCAGATCGCTCTGAATAGAATGTTACCAATGGAATGAACGGAAGATCGTAAGGATAAGTTTCAATTTCGACCCAGATCATCTCCTTTGGATCTTCTGGATCAGGTCTCTCCTCATAGATCGTAACAAGACCAAGATCGAGAGCGCGGATACGTCGAACTACTTTTTCACCCCAACCGTCCATGACGATATGCGATTCAAGAATTCGTGCATGTGTTATTGTTTCAACACCCTGAACGATTTCTCGGTTAGCAAAGATTAAGTTCTCAGGACGAATGTGAACAAAGTATGGACGCATCTTGTCTGCATTGTCATCAGCAAGAGTCCTAGGTTGGCCGTCTTCCTTTGGATCAATTTTAGGAAAGTCAATTAGTACATGACTGAATCCCTTTGCCAGACCATCCCTAAACCAGTTTCTTGAGAAAACGTCAAGATTATTTCCCTGTAAATCAATGTTATCAAGTAAATCAGTTATCTCAGGAGCAGCATCAGATGTGTTGATTGGTGAACTGAATGGTTTACCTGTCCAACTATCGAGGGTCATCTGGAGCATATTTAGCAACGTACTCTTCCGTAGTCGCTCATCATATGCTTTATTAGATTCACCATCATGCTGCGGAAGGTATTCTTGGCCAGCCCCACGCATTGCTTCAGTACCATCAAGCAGATGTTGAATCTTCTGCCATTTTGGCTGCATATTCAGATATGAGAGAGATGGAGTAAGAGGTCCAAGATCGACCTCATCATTGGCTGCCATAATTCTATTATACGGACGAGAATGTTTTAAGGCAATCTTATCAGTTCCATGAACCACTGGTGACTATGCGTGCTTTCTGACGCAGAAAATATCTCGTCTCATCACCGATATGATCTTCAGCGTCTGTGTCAACATCATCAATGTTGCTGTCATCTCTTGGTAATACCGGGACTGTCCTAATAAAATTAGCACATCTTTGACAGACAAATAGCCCAGGGGATTCGCGGACGCTGCCCTTCTGCGGCATTGAAGACTTAAGCATTAGACGCATCTGCTGCCAGCCTTGACTACGTGATCCAGGACCTTTGTCGGCAGGGAACCAAAACACCCCGGCGCGTTTCATATCGCCGGCAACTGATTTGGTAGGTTCATACTCATCGAAAATAGAAGAATCAGCAACTCCGTTCTTAACTCGTCCGCCTAATCTCCAGTTTGCCTGTCTCTCATTTATGCCCATAGCAATTTCAGTTGCTGTCATTCTCAGACCTTCATTAGCCTGAGAAGTACATCCATACCATTCGTAGATTCTGATTGTGTCTCCACGAACAGTACCAATCATCGCCTGGAACCGCGTACCATAATTGACTACAACCGGCTCTCCATTGCTGATTGCCCACCAGCCAACCGAGAAAGGTTTGCTCTGACCATGATCGTAGGATCGGCTGATTCTCCATCCGTGAGGTATCATGTTAACGTTGATATCTGGGACGACGTGAAACTTAGGATACCAGCAGTCGTCGAACATTCCACCGGAAACAATATCCCATGATCCGTCAGCCCACGCAGCCAGTTCTCCAGGGTTACGAGCAGCAGCCTTGATCCTCTGAAGGTATCCAGGATCAGCAATCATCAGAACCTTGTTCTCCGAAAGACTGCTGTTGATTGCGACCCTCAACGGAAGTGGGTTTTTATCATCGTCCAGTTCTCTTACAACCGATCCCCGTATTTCACCGTGCGGAACGGGCAATTGGAACCGTCTCTTCACCCAGGAGTGGCCTACGCCGTAGGGGTTCGTGGTGGCGCGGTACATCCTGGGGAGATTAGGATCGTCACTGCGACAGCACGACATCATCAGCTTGTAGCATTCATCAGTCGCCCACGTTGTAAGTTCTTCCCAACCGATCCATGGATAGGCGTGACCGTGATAGTTGTAGTAATCATCCTTGTGGTTCATATGACGAAATAGAAGTTCCTCGCCATCGGGGAATGTCCACGTCATCTTAGCTTTGTTGAAATCTGATTTTGGCCAAATTCGTTTGAACTTATCAATTGACTTGGATTTCACGTCGTCAAGTTCAGGGAAGGTCTGTCGGAAAAGAACTCCGCGCCATTTGATCCCGTACCCTTTGCCAACATGATTTGCAAATGAAGCAAGAAGCGCGTCGGTCTTTCCACCACCACGATTACCTGTTAAAAGAACTTCAAAGATCGGGCATGAAAGAAATGCAACCTGTGATCCAGCTTGAGGACACCATGTAGCCTGCTTACCTCCGATGAAAGGAAGAAGCTGTCCTCTAACTTCCCTCCATTCAACATTATTTGTCGAAATAGCCATCTTCGCGGACCAGCCTTGTTAACTTAAATATGATAGCATTAATACTTCGGTGTGACAATACTGTCTTGTGAAGTTCGATCCCAGCAGCATTGATGTTTGTGTAGTTC